CTCGTCGTCGGGGGAACCCCCTGCCAAGCCTGGTCCGTTGCGGGCAAGCGATTGGGCCTCGACGATCCTCGCGGCCGCGTCGCTCTCGCATATGCTGGATTTATTGAAAAGCACCGACCCCGATGGATCGTATGGGAAAACGTGCCAGGCGTCTATTCAGCAGGAAAGCCCGGAGGCGCAGATTTCGCCGCCTTTGTCGGGACGTTGGTTAAATTCGGGTATCATATCGCCTACCGAACGCTTAATGCTGAATACTTCGGAGTCCCGCAGCGACGCCGCCGATGCATACTTGTCGGATATCTTGGAGATTGGCGACCTGCCGCGGCGGTACTTTTTGAGTCCGAAAGCTTGTGCAGGGATATTGAGAAGGGCCGAAAGGCGAGGAAAGGAATTGCCTCCGGCCCTCAAGGCGGCGTTGGTCCAAGCGACGGAATCCCCCAAGTAGTCGGGACCCTTTGTGCCGACTCTCACCCTGGCGCATATTCCGGCCAAGACGCATATACGGGTCGTTTGATTCCGCACGGCCAAGTTTGCGCCACGGGTTCGACGACGCACGCCCTAACCGCCTCCTCCAATAAGGGGGCGACCGAGGATGGGACGGGACGGGGTACGCCTATCGTTATAGATCGGGCGGCATTTAACCAGGGGGTTAACGCCCAATACGCCCCGCATATCGGCGAATCCGAGACGATGGATACCCTCGTTTCCAAGGGTCCCCACGCGGTCGGGGTTCCGTTCCGCAAAGCTAAACGGGCCTCCACCGATCAGGATGACGAGACTTGGGTCGAGGCCGACAAGGCCAATACCCTAAACCTTTTCGACCTAGGCGATACGCGGACGACCCACGCAATCGTCGAACCCCGCATTTACGAGAATCATCCTAACGATTCGCGGGTTACTGGACCGCACGACGTTGCGCCAACGGTAACCTCCAGGTATGGGACCGGGGGCGGTAACGTCCCTCTCGTTAATAACGAGGCCGTGCAGCCAATCGCATTCCAACCTGGCAACCTTATGAGTCGGGCGGGTTCCGATCCCTCGACCGAGGTTTTCCCGACGGTCAAATGCGATACGGGCGACCAATCCCCGCACGTTGCTATGCCTATGGCGTTCGACGCCTATAACCAAACGATTTCCGATACGGCGGGGACAATCAATGCGGCCCGGACCGGCGTCCAACACGTCGGCGGCGTCCTTACGCCTATGGCCGTCCGTCGTCTAACGCCGGAGGAATGCGAGGCGTTGCAAGGGTTCCCCAAGGGGTATTCTCGTATCCCTTGGAAAGGTAAACCCGCCGACCAATGCCCCGACGGCCCGCGGTATAAAGCTTGCGGTAACTCAATGGCGGTTCCCGTTATGGCCTGGGTAGGCCAGCGCATCGCCCTCGTCGATAAACTCATTTCCCAATCCCAACCCGAACAACCCAAACCCTAATCATACCTACCCATATGGGCAAACTCCCGACCATCTACCAGCTTAACGCCGGTAACCATAAGCAGATTAAGCTTATTACGCCGATCTGCGATTACCGCGCCCGCAAAATCGAGGCCGTCCTGCCGCAGCTTCTCGCCCTTAATAAGGCCGAAAAGACCCAGGTAGACGCCGCCGAGGCCGTCGGCCTTTCGGTACATACCCTCCGCAATTACCTCGACGTCGCCCGTATCGAATGGCGCAACGTCCGCAAATACACCGTTAACCGCATCCGATAACCCAACCCTCCTCCTACCAATATGCCCGACCCCCTCGCTCATCCTCTCGAAATGACCAACCTCCCGGTCCTCAAAATCCACGCCCTCCCTCGTTTCTGGTGGTTGTGGCCCTGGCCCGTCGTCCGCGAGCTTTACGAAACCCTTAAGTTTTACGGTATGATTGCCGACCTCGACGACCGGATTATCCGTCGCCAGGAGCGCCAGATTAAGGACCTTAACGACGGTATCGAACGCCTGGCCCGTATCGTCCGGCGCAACCGAGACGTCCCTTACCGCGAATGATTCAGGCCGACCTTTTCGACCGCGACGACGGGGCCGTAACCAAGATCGTCGCAAAAGCCTGTTACGCCTTTGTTTGCGTAAATTACCGCGTCCTTACTGGGGATATCATATCCCCCAAGGCGGGCCTCCCCCTGGCGAAATCCATATGCAAGGATTACGAAAAGGAGCTAAAGGCAGCGGGGGCGACCGACGTCGATCTTTCCCCCTTTGTCGCCGCCGGGGGTTGGGTCGGCCTTATGTATACCTATCGGTTCAATAACCGCCTCCAATCCTTCTCGGTCGTACCGCGACCAATGGAAAAGTAAATGCGCCGCCTCCTCCTTTCCTTGGTATCCTTTATTCCGGCCTTTACCCTGGCCGCCGAGGAAACCCGCCTATTATCCGCAATCGCCCAGGTCGAAACCGGCGACAACCCCGCCGCCGTCGGTGATCGGGGCCAAAGCTTGGGGCGGTTTCAAATGGGGGCCAAAGCTTGGGCCGAGGCAAACGATTGGTTAGCCCGACGCGGACGTCGCCCGGTCCCCCGATCATCCTGGCGCAACCCGACCGCCCAAGAGATCGCCGCCAAGGCATTCCTCGGCGTATGCCGCGAACGGTTCGCCGCCTATGGCATTAAGGACCCGACCCCGGCGCAGCTTGCGACCGTATGGAACATCGGGTTTACCGCGGCCAGGTCCCGCCGGTTCCTGCCTACCGATTACGGTTACCGCGTAAGTAATTTATATTTTGCGAGGTAATCCGATGCGGGGCAAAACCTTGGCCGTGGCTGCCGCCGATCCTATTCTTATCGCCGTGGACCCTGGCGTATCGGGCGCTTTCGTTTGGTCCGAATCGGGCCGCGTCCACGTCGTCAAAATGCCCCCGACCGCAAACGATATCGCCGACCTAATCCGGTCCTTTGCCATTAAATCGTCCTTGGTCGAATTGCATTTGGAAAACCCGTCGAAAGGCGGTTGGGGGGCGGTTTCGTCCGATACCATCGGTAAGCTTTTTGAGCAGATCGGGGGAATTCGATACTCCGGCCTAGTCGTCGGTTGGAAGGTAAACCTAGTCGCCCCGCAAACCTGGCAAGCTGCTATCGGCCTTAAGCGCAACCGAAAGGAAACGCGGACCGCCTGGAAAAACCGTCTAAAGCAAAAGGCCGAGGAGCTGTTCCCCGATCATCCGGTTACCCTTTGGAACGCCGACGCCTTACTCCTTTACCACCTGGCCGCCCGCCGCCTCGTATGATCGACGACGAACCCGACAGTTATACCGACCTCCTTTATAAACAAAACGAGGAATTAGAAATGGAAATCCAAATCCAATGCGACGAGAAAGAGAAGCTCGTTCAGGAAATCGAGCGCCTTAAATCCGCGGCTAAACACCGTATAAAGGAGCTGCGGGCCGTTAAGGCCGCCGGTCGCCGTATGTACGATTTTATCGAGGAGGGTATTAACGCCGACCTTTTCCACGACGAGGTCCTCGACGCCGCCAACCTGGCACAAGAAAAATGGTACGATATCGATACCAATCGTTTTAAAAAATGAACGTCCTCGACCTATTTGCCGGACTAGAGGGTTGGTCCACGCCATTCCGGGAACGCGGCCACCGCGTATTTTCTACCGATTTTGACCCCCAGTTTAAGGTCGATCTCGTAAAGAATATCTTGGATGTTACCCCCGACGATATCCCTTTCCGTCCCGATATCATCCTGGCGTCCCCGCCTTGCGAGGCGTTTTCCGTAATGAATATCGGAAAGAATTGGACCGGCCCCGACGCCGACCCGCCCCATCAACCCAAGACAGATCGGGCCAAGCTCGGCCTCCAGATTCTGGAACGGACCATATGGTTGGTCCAATGGCTGCGCCCGTCGTACTTCATTATCGAAAATCCGCGGGCAAAAATGCGTAAAATGCCCATTATGCAACAGTTTGAACGCCGGACGGTAACCTATTGCCAGTATGGTATGCGTTGGCAAAAGCCGACCGATCTATGGGGCGGGTTCCCTCCCTCCCTGGTCCTCCGGGATATGTGCCAACGCGGCGCCCCCTGCCACGAGGCAGCCCCCCGTGGTTCCTCGACAGGTATCCAGGGTAAGCATAGCGCCGAGCAGCGGGCCGTCGTACCCCACCAGCTTTCCGAGCAAATCTGCCTTGCCGCCGAGGCCGATTTGGCCGCCGGTCGTCCTTACCGCCCCCTTTACCTTTTCCCTACCGAATGAAATCCAAACCTATGCCCACCGATCCCAACCCTCCCCCCGCGTCGAGCGCCGCAACCTCCTTGGTTAACGCCCTCGCCGATCTCGAAAACGTCGCCGCCAATAAGACGGTTAAGGCCAATTTTACGGCCCGATACGTTTCCCTCGACGTCCTTTTGGACGCAATCAAACCGATTCTCCACCAGCACGGGTTTGCCTTGCGCCAGGTCCTGGTATCCGAGGAGGGCCGCGTCGGCGTCCATACCTCTTTCCTGCATATCTCCGGCGAGACGTTCGACGCCGGTAAGCTTATGTTCAAGGCCGACGGCCTTACCCCGCAGCAGATCGGTAGCGGACTAACCTACGTCCGACGCCAAAGTATCCAAACGGCCTGTTTGATTAGTACGGACCTCGACGACGATGGGGCCTCCGCGTCGAAACCGGCCAAGCCCGCCGCCCCGCCCGCCCCCTGGTATTCTTTCCTTACCGCGGTCGAGGCCGAAAGGGCGCACGCCTACCTCGTCGCCAAGAAATGGCTGCCGGAATCCGCGGACGATCTCGCTGAGCTGGCAAAGGATAAGATCGATATGATTCTGGCGAATAAGGACCAATTCCTTAAGGCAATCAAATGAGCAACCGAGCGCCGCACGGGGCCGCCAAGGCCGCCGCCTATATGGCATACGAACAAAACATTATCGCCAGCAAGGCCGCCCAGGCAATGGGGGTCCGAACGAATTCGGTATACCACGCCGCCCGACGTTGCGGTATTCCCCTTAAGCCCGCGACGGCCAAACCGACCAACGCCTGGAGGAATGGCGGCCGCGTATGAGCGACAACCAATGGGACGCCGCCGGTTACCTGGACGGTAAGATTGCCAAGCTGCGGGCCGAAAACGCCGATCTTACGGCCGAGGTCGAGAGACTCCGGGCGGCCTCGTTTGTTACCGCGGTCCCGTCCGAGGATTACGAAAAACTTAAATCCCAGGTCGAGGCCCTCCGGAAATCCGTTTCGGCCCTTACCGAGGCCGGGGACGACCTTTGGTTTTCGATTAGGCATTACGCCCGCCAAGACAAATCCGAGCGCCTCGACGCAATCGAGGATTGGCTTTACGCCAAGGATAAGGCAAACCGTAACCGTTAACCTATGCACGACCAAAACAATATCCAACGCCTTGGGTTTACCGCCTGGGCCGACAACCTGATCGTTAACGCTATCGAGGACCTTGGGGATAAACGCCCTTACGATTACGACGTCGAATCCGAGGACGTAACGATTGTCCTGCGCCAGATTGGCGACGAGATTACTGCGACCGTTCGGGCCTATATCCCCGGCCAGGGTTGGCATTACCACGACCGCGTAATTAAAACGAAACCCCGGAATGCCTGACCGAGAAGCTAACCCGCCGGGTATGATGGCCCATATGGCCGCCAAAATGCCCCGCGAATCATTCGCCCTTTTCCTGGTGATCGACGGACGGGTCGAAAACCCCGAATTCGTCGTTTGGGATCGAGACTCATACGCCTCCGAGCTTTGGAAATGGAAACGCAAGGAGGTCCGCGTAGACGGTCGAAACGTCGAATTTTGGGCCAAAAAGGGCCTCCGGTTTTTCCGTATCAACCCGAACGCCGTATGAAACCCCTCCGGCCCCAACCCCCAATCCCTGGGGCCATTATCAAACGGGCTGCCCAGGTCCCCCAACCCTGCGCCCTCTTTATCCTCCTCGACGCAATCCCTTATTGCGAGATCGCCGAACGCAACCCCAAGGATTACGAGCTGGCGTTTACCGATTGGAGGCGCTCGATACTTAATACCCTTACCCGGTCGAACGTCCGTTATTTCGTCCGTAATTTAGATTTTGGAATCGTGGAGGTAAGGCCCTAACCCTTTCGTATGACGAATAAGGATTCAATCCGTCGGCATTTGTCCGGCATAAAGGAGGACCTTGATTCTATGGAGTACGAATGCGATACCGAGATCGTCGGCGACGATACGCGGCATTTGCTTACCGATATCCGGGCGGCGCAGCGGGACCTTTCCTCCCTCGACCCGGATACCATTAAATCCGATTACGATATCGAACGCCTGGCGGCCCGCGCCCGTCGCATTTACTCCTCGATCCGCGTCCTCCGGGGAACCCTTAACCGTATCGAGGGCCTTATGGAAAACCTAACCTCCCGCCTAGATTCAATCGCATCGGCGACCGAGGAATCCCGCCCCGATACCGACGACGAATCGATCTAACCTTTGGGGTCGGGACCAACCGTAAGGCGTCCAAGGTATTGTCCTACCTATTGTCGGCCCCTCTTTTTCCTAACCTAATACCTATGCCAAAAATCCAAACCCGCCAGGATTACGACGCCGTTCCGGCCCTTAATTACAGCCTATCGAAACAGCTATTAATTTCGCCTTTGCACGCCCGCCAATACCTCGACGCCCCCCGCGAGGAAACCAAGGCCCTCCGTATCGGTTCCGCAATCCATTGCGCCGCCCTGGAACCCGAAACATTCTCCAATAAGTATGTTTGCGGTATCGACGTGGATAAGAGGACCAAATCCGGAAAAGAGGCATACGAGGCGTTTATCGCCGCCGCAGGGGATAAGATCGTCCTTACGCCCGACGAATTCGGACTGGTCGCCAACGTCGCCCTTGCCGCCAATAAGGCGCTCCAAAAGATTGGCGTTACCCTGGTCGAAACGGAAACAATGTATACCGTAGATTATTGCGGCGTCCCCCTTAAATCCGCAATCGACGCGGTCGGTTCGGACGATTATCTATACGATCTCAAAAGCTGCGAATCCGCGGCCCCGACGTTTACCGGCGCTTTGGGGGCGATTAAATCGTATAAATATAACCTCCAAGCCCATTTTTACCGGACCGTTTACGAGCTGGCGACCGGCAAGCGCCCTAGGGGTTTCCGGCTAATTTTTATCGAGAAAGAGGCCCCCTGGGCGACGGCCATATACGAGATCGGCCCCAACCTTATGTCTTACGCGGTCGCCGATTTTGAAAAGGCCGTTAAGCTTTACGAGGCCGGTATCGCTTTCGATTCCTGGCCCGGTTACCCGTCCGACCCCCAGGTTATCGATATCGGGTCCGAACCCGCCAAGGCCGCAACGCCTATTAATTTCGCCTAATCTACCCATATGGAACCCCAAAACGATCAGCCTCCCCTCCGCGACATTACCGAATCCGGCGTTTACCGCCTGAAAATGTCGCTGCCCAAATTCGAGAAAATCCGTTTTAACGACGACGGGACCCTTTGGGCCAAGCTTTTCTTTAAGGCCGCCGACGGCGCTTGCCTCTCCACGATCTACGGGACCAAGTATCCCAAATCCTTGGCAATCCTCGTCGGCAAGCTTTCGGGCAAGTTTATGGAGGAAAAGGATTTCCTCCCGACCAACGCCTCCGCGGCCGATTTTATCGAATACCTTAAGCCCGCGACCGGCAAGTACGCCGAGATCGGCGTCGAGGTTACCCCGAACGGCCAATACCATAAGTATAAGCTTACTTTTTCCCGCGGTTCGCAGAAACCGACAATCCCGCCCGCCCCGTCCCAGGAGGCCCCGCCCTTCTAATGGCGCAGCCAACCCTTATCCTAATCACCGGGTACGCTAGGTCCGGCAAGGATACCCTGGCCGAGGGCCTAGTCCGCGGGGCCTCCGGCGCTTACCCAATCCTCCGGCGCAATTACGCCGATTCCCTCAAAGCTGCCGCCAATACGTTCCTTCAGGAGGTCGGTATCCTTAACGAATTCGTTAATTTTAATAACGAGGCATTCAAAACGAAACATCGGGATATCCTCGTCGCCCTTGGGGCCGGGGCCAGATCGGTAAACGCCTCGGTATTCGCCGATATCCTGGTCGAGGATTGCCTAGCTTTCGAGGCCGACCAAAGGGACGGACGGCCTCCGGTCGTAATTGCCTCGGACTGGCGCTACGCAAACGAGCTATACGTCGCCCGCGGTCGCCTCGAGGAATTGGGTTGGCGCATCGTTACCGTAATGGTCCAAACCCCTAGTATCGAGGCCGCCAACCAGGAGGAGGGCCTTTCCATTGGCGAAATCGTCCGTAATATCGCCCCGGACCATACTTATGTCTTTCGACCCCAATCCGCATACCAAATCCACGTCGAGGGAAAGCAGCTCGCCGCCAAGCTCGGCATTTGACGAGGCAATGGTTTGCCTACTCCAGGAGATCAAAAGGACCGATTTCGAGGAGCGCCGACGTCTATTGGGCCTTTCCGTTGAACGTGCCAGGTTTTTGGCCGCCTGTTCCCATAACGACGACGGGACCGGAAAAGCCCGATTCCAATGCAATACCGACCAAACAATCCCTTACGACGATCTGCCTTTGCTCCAGGAGGCGCATCGCTTGGGCATCGGCCTTAAGGATACCGCGGCAATGTTCGGTTGGTCCGTCGCCAAGGTCGCCAGCTATGGCATACCTTTTAGGCAAAAAACGATTATTCCGCGTATGACCGGGACCCGTCCGTATAACCTTTTTCAACCCGAAAATGCCTAAATCTCAAATCGTCCGGTTCGTCGCTGCCGGGGACGTTCACGGCGATATGGCCGACCCGGAGGCCCTGGAGGCCCTTTACGCCTATTGCGCCGAATACCTCGGCCCTAACGATCTGCGGATTTGCCTGGGCGACGCATTCGATTTCCGATCCCTCCGGCGAGGCGTTGGAGCTGCGGACGCCGAATCCGCGGAATCCCTTAAGGCCGATATCGAGGCCGGTATGGATTTCCTGCGCCGGTTCCTGCGTCCTGGGTCGGTCTACCTTTGGGGTAATCACGAGCATAGGTTAGACCATATGATCGCAACGTCGGGGTCGGCGATTTACCGCGATTATTGCCAGGACATTAAGGATGCAATCAACGCAACGGCCCGGAAAGCTGGCGCTAGGGTAATCCTGCCTTACCACGCGGAAAAGGGGGTTTATCGCCTCGGACCTATCGCAATGGTACACGGATACGCCCACGGCGTCCAGGCCGTCCACGACCAGGCAAAACATTACAGCGACCGCGGAGGCGCTTTGATCTGCGGCCATATCCACCGCCTTGAGCAAATTAATACCCAACGCCACGGGGGCGGCGCCGGGTTTTCTGCGGGCTGCCTATGCGTAAAGGAGGCAATGGCATACGCCTCGTCCAGGCTGGCGACGAGCCGATGGGGTACGGGCTTTGCCGCCGGTTGGGTCGATCTTAAGACGAACCAATGGAAAATCTGGTTAGTCCACCGGATTTCGTCCAACCCCTCGAAATGGATTTGGCAAACCGATCTTAAAACCTGGACCCCGCGTAAGAAATGAGACGCCTGGATAAAGCGATTAAGGAGCTTACCCTGGCCGTAAGCAAACCCGACGGCCCAAAAGCTATGCCGGTCCCCAAGGGTTGGCTGACCATCCAAGAAATGCAAAAGCATTACGGCCACCGTTGGCGGCATACCACCAGCTACCGCGCCTCGTCTATGGCCCTCCGCGGCCTTTTAGGTCGTAAGCTTATCCTCCGGCAAAGCGATGCGATGCATTACCGGGAATATATCTACCGCGTCCTCCCCCCGTGCAAATCCCTCGCCGACGCCGATCTTAAATACCTAGGGGTCGGCCAGGATAAGGTCCCCAAGGGTTGGGCGACCGCAAAGCAGCTGGCCGAAAGGTTCAAAATCTCGCAGCAAGCGATCTGGCAAATGGCCCAACGCCACGCCGTACCGTCCAGATTCTACCGGACCCAACGCGGACTTTCCGGCGTCATATCGACGAGACATTTTCAAATTGGCCCAATGCTGCGCCTACACGATAAGCGATAACCAAGGCCGCCGCCCGACGGCCTCCAATCAATCATCCTATGCAAAAACTTACCGCCTCGACCGATGCGGAACGGTTCCTAATCGGTTCCGTACTCCGCGACGGCCTACCATTCCCCAAGGACCTAATCCCATCGGATTTCGTCGAACCAAAGCACCAGGAAATCGTCGCCAGTATCCTCTCCCTTGAGGGCGAATCGATCACCGCGGACGAGCTAACGGTATCTATGCGCCTCCGGGATATGAAGGCGACAACCGAGGCCCATTACGTCTCGGATACGACCTCCTGCGTCGGCGCTACCCCCTTTAATCCCGCCTGGGCCGACGAGGTCCGACGCCTCTCGGTCCTCCGGCATATCCGGGTTACCGCGACAAAGGCCGCCGAGATTGCCGCCGACCCTGCCGCCGACCCCCAGGCCATCCTCGCTTTTACCGAGGGCCAGTTTAAGGCAGCCAACCGCCACGACGCGGCCAAATCGCCGTCGGTCGCAATGGGCCTCGACGATCTCCTCGCATTCGACCGCAAAAACGACCCCAATTCGGTAATCGGTAACCGTTGGTTATGTAAGGGCGGTTCCCTCCTCCTCGTATCCCAGTCCGGCGTCGGCAAATCCAGCTTCTCCCTTCAGTTTATGGTAACCCTGGCGACCAAGCGCCTAGGCGGGTTTTTCGGGATCGAGGCCAAACGGCCTTTAAGGGTCGTTTTTTGTCAAAACGAGAATGATTTTGGGGACGTCGGGGAGGCGCTTCAGGACATAACCGACGGCCTTATGCTCCATCCTCCCGAAATGGAGGCCCTCCGCGAGAATCTCCATATTTACCGCCTTAAGGGGGCCACCGGCCAAGATTTCCTCGACGAAATGCGACGCCTTATCAAGCTCCACGCCGCCGACGTATTCGTTTGCGACCCCCTTATGGCGTTCGCAGCAATCAATGTAACCGATCAACAGGAGGTAACCAATTTCTTTCGCAATGGTATCGATTCGGTCCTTTCCGAATCCGGGGCCGTCCTCGTCGCCGTCCATCATACGACCAAACCTAGGTCGTCCAAGGATACGGCGGGCCAAACCTCCGCGGACCTGGCCTATAGCGGGGGAGGCCATAGCGAGATTACAAATTATATGCGAGAGGTCGCCGTACTTACCCGCTGCCAGGGGGAC